CTCTGCTAGATGCTACTCGTGGGTCTAGTACTTCTGTGTTCGCTATGTCAATAAGTAACTGTGGGCGAACGGTAGGGTAATTCTGTGAAATAGACATATTTATTCCTTATGCGAGTGTCAGCGTAGCCGAGCGAACAGTACCGTCTGAGCCTTTTACTTTGACGACTAGAGTGGTGTCATTCGTTAGCTGAAAGACCATATCACCAAGACCTGTTGGAGTAGCCGTAGCAGTTGGGTTAATGACTACTGCGTCTGTGTCTTGATAAGCCAAGTCCCCCAAGTCACGATTGCGACTGACTTGATTAGGTGCGTCACCGATTAGTTTAATTATGCTCATGATGTCATTTCCTGTAGTTCTTCGTTACTTAGACGGGCGGGGAAGTAGGAGAGTTTTTTGACCCAAAGACTTGTTCTTAGTGCAATACCAGAAGAACCACCAATATCAAATTGTGTACTCGCAGGTATGTTGGCTATAGAATCTACAGCTAAGTTTGAACCGTCATATACGCTTGCAATATCGTTAAATTTGTATACTAAGCCAATCTTTTTGTACACATTAGCTGACGATGCGCCAACATCAGTTGTGGCTTGTGCTGTGCCGTTATAGTCAATTCGATAATTATTAGTTCCTGCTCCGTACTGTCGAATGGCTATTGAGTTAGTTGAACTTGAGTTTAAGCTAAACCAATAATTCCAACCTGCCGTAGGTACACCAACTGGTGCGAAATCCGCATACAACGTACCTTCACCTTGGTTATACCAATCACTAAAGTTAGCACCCGTCATTGACGCTGAGTCTGCACTACGAGTCACCTGAGATGCTTGAGTTTTTATATAGGAGGTGGAAAAAGCGCCTGCTTCTATCTGTGCGCCCCAGATGTAATGGTAATCATTAGCTGAAGCCCCAGAACCAAGAAAGCCAGCGTAAATTGTTCCGTTTCCAGCAGTTGCCCCTCTAGTTGAAACTAATCTGTACCAACCATTGCCTACACTAGTAATGGATGCTGATAAATTATTTGCACCTAAAAAAGAAACCTCTCCTGTAGAAAGATTAAAAACAACGTTGTCTGCGCCTGAAGCACCAGAAGTATTTAACGAGAAAAAGCTCCCAACTCCTTGTTTAACATACAAACTTAAAGATGAACTTGTTACAGCTATACCTCGTTGCACGTACCCTGCGCCAGTAGTAGCTGTAATTGTGTCAGCAGTTAAAGTACCATCAGGCGCAACAATAGTGTTGGATGTTATTGTTACATTAAATTTACCCCAATACGCATTATCAAACTCCTCAGAGTAAGTAACCAAATTAGTCCGTTGTTCCTCAATCAGCAATCCCAAAGACTCTGTAGTAGTCGGGTTGTGGTCAAAGCGAGCAACGCCACTAGGGGCTGTTAAGAGTGTTGGTTGATAAAGTGTAATCGGCTGAGTAGTAGTCGGGGTGTATGAGGATACTGCGCTACGCTGTTCGACTTGTGCGCCCCAGATAAAAGCACTAGGACTATAGTTGTGGATGAAAAGTGTTGATAAACCTGCGTTATTTGTCCAAGAAAATGTGCAACGATACCAACCACTACCTACATCAGTTATTGTTGCCGTTGGTGAGCCACCATTATCGCTAACTGAAACCGAACCTGCTCCACTTAAGGTAAAAGTTGCAGAGGAAGCTGTAGCCCCTGCTTCGGTTAATATAAAAGTTGTTGAGGCATTTTCTTTTACAGAAATTGAATATGTGTATCGAAGTGCAGCCAAAATTGTCACGTTTTGCCGAATCCAATCGCTACCTGAGGAACACACCAATGTGTCAGCAGTAGTTGTTCCGTCTGGTGCGGTGGTTGTGTTTGCTGTTATTACTCCATTATTTTTAGCCCAATACGCATTATCAAACTCTTGACTATACAAAAACAAATTCTCTTCAGCCTTAGAATTCGTAACACCATCATAGTAAACACCCGTACTTGCACGAGCATACGTAATACGTGGGTCTAGCTTCTTGACTTGTGCAAAGTTCAGCATCAAAGACGGTTCGACATTACTAATCGCTGTGTCGTTCTGAATAGATGTAATGGTTGCCGTATCAAGGGTCGCGACACCGCCATCAATCGTCACGCTCTCTAAGTCTTGATAAGCAAGTGAGCCGAGGTATTGGTTTAACGGTATTTCGTTTGGGGCTGTGCCGATGTCGGCTTGAGATACTGAGCGGTCAGCGGGGTAAGTTACAAATACTTCTTTGTTACCCGCGCTAAACGATACCTTTGCACCCGCATTAGAAGATGATAGAACCGTGTCACGAGTGAGGGTAGATGATGAATAAGTCCCTACGCCTACCTCCCACTCGGTAGCCACAGCAATATTAACTATTGTGTAATAACATTGGTTTCCGTTACCGATGGCTGTAAATGCTTGATAGCCACTAACCGCGCCACCAAGCGTAATTGTGCCCGTGCCACTAGTTGTGCTAGATTCTTTTACGCGGTCAGCTATCACTAAAGCCATGTCAGTTCCTTTAAGCCAATGTTACTGTCAGATTGCCAGCTTCAATCTTTAAGATGTCGCCAGTCTGAATGGTTTTGCTATTGTTTAATGCACCGTGATACAAAAGGTTGCCCGATGTAGAGGCGTCATAAATACCAAAGTAAGATACCGTGCCCCAATCGCCTGTAGCTGTTGGGAATGTAATATCTGCGCTTGTGGTTGAAGCACCGTTGCTAGGAGCGCCAAACGTTGCTGATTGACGTGCATACGAGCCACCTGATACTTGAGTACCTGTACCCGCATCGGTTGGGTCAGTTGTAAAGAGAGCCACATACACGGTAGCAGGACTTGTAAAAGTCGTGTTACGTAAGGTGGCGTTGATTAGTGCGTTTTCTAAATAATTCGACATTGCAGCCATGATTTATTACCTCGCTGATACTTTCATTTGTAAAGGGACACCGCTATGCTCAGAAGAGTCATCTGCGGCAGTTAATGCTGCTAAACCTCGGTCAAACATACTTGCCCATACTTGCGTTCTAGCATCATTCATCAAGTACGGCTCTGCCTCAATTAAAGCACCGTACAAAATTAAGTCTGGGCAAGTTGCTAGAAATTCATTACTCGGCACAGTATCGCCAAGATATTCAGGCGCACCGTAGTAAAGAATTTGTAATGAGTAATCTGAGTCGGGAATCGGTGCAAACTTAAACTCGTTCGCTAGTATCGTATAAAAGATAGGGATGCCAGACTCTTGAACCCGTGCATTGCGGTTAAACAATGAGGGTGACATATATTGCAAATCTAATACAGGATTTGTGTTTAGGAATAAAGTACGTAACTCTAAGAAGTCAGTAGGCAATGAAACGGTAGAATCACCACCCGTTGTGAGTGTTTCGGCTGACTTGAGCATCTGTCTGATACGCAAGTTTCTACGCAAGCGAACCTCTGCTAGACGAATAAAATCAGGTATGACCGCAGTTAAGTCGCTTCTAGCTAAGTAATTAGCAATTGTCGTCTTTAGGTCGCTGTAATTGGTTATCATTTGACATCACCCCAGCCGTATTCTTTTGTGCCGATATGCTTAATGTACTTTGAAAGCACATGGTCAACATGCGTTTTAATATTAAAATCCTGCGCCTTGATGCAAAAATGCACATCCTCGCCAATTATACTACCTGCATCAGTCCAAAGTATGTCAAACCACGGCTCGGCAATTTTACTAAACACAGATGTTCTAGTTAACGTAACGCCAAAACCAACAGCAGATACTTCCTCTACATAATCTTTTCCTACGCTATTCACTTTCTTAAACACGGCAGATTCATCTACCATTTCTACATTTAACGCAGTAGGCAAAACAGGCTCTACACGAGTCGTAGCGTTGACCCCGCATATATCCACACCGTGCGCCAATAAAACCTCATACGTGTCGGCAGGAAAGCGCATATCACTATCAATCCACAAGATTGCTTCAGTACCTGCATCTATCGCTGTCTTGGCAAGTTTTTCTCGTTGATGAAAGATAAGTGTGCCAGGCATTTGAAACAATAAGACCTCATCGCCCATCTTTGTTTGATACGCCACCAATCGAGCTAAATCAAAACAAAATCCAGACATTACTTGGTCACGGCATGGTACGCAGATAGCTAACCTCATACCGTACCTGGTCTTGTTCTAAAGAATCTGTTATCGGGGTTATTTAAGAACATTCTGAAAGCCTTTTCATCAACAACTGCAAAGCCACGCATTACATTCTTTTTGTTCAAGTCATCTATAACAGTCAACGGCAATCTAGCAACGTGAGTTAAGTCGCCCCACTTGTCTTGTGATGTAACTTCATTAAACATCTTTTTATTAGACTCAATGATGTGGCTAACGTCTTGCTTGGTCTCTAATATCAAACCACCATCGCCATCATTGTGAGCAATTGTATGTCTGCCAGCTAGGGCGTCAACATTTAAGTATTTTTTCATGTAAATACGGAGGCGAGTTTCCCCGCCCCCGTTGTTAGCTTAGATTAAAGTGCCATGTTTAAATCAAAGACACCGCCATGAGCTGCTTCGTTACGAACTTCTAAAGTCAACTCAGCAAGAATCTGAGTCTTGTCGCTGTCGCCAGTCTTAGCCAATTCATTTGTTTGGAATGGGCGTAAGTAAGCTACTGCGGCAAATTCAGGGTCAAGCACCAATGCGTCACGGTCACGCATAAAACGGTCAGGTACAACAGAAACTGACCCAAAGTCGCTCAAATAAACATCGGCCGCGCCAATGATGGTTGT